GCCACGGCACCACATGTTTTCGCGTGCGCCTTGCAGGCCGTAGTTGTAGGCCGTCAGCATGTCGGCGACGTTCCCCGTCACTTCATACAGTTCCGCCAGATAGCTGACGCCGACGCGGATGTTCATGTATGGATTCATCAGATCCGTGCATCGCTCTTTCCGCATCCTGTCCCGATGCCATCTTTCATTGATCTGCATCAGCCCGACAGATTCCCCCGAATCTCCGATCGCATCCCACACGCAGCCGCTTTCCTTCTCGATCAGCGCGAAGACTGTTTCATAGTCCACGCCCGCATCCCGGCAGACGATGTATGTGTAGATCTGCGCGATGACCGGGAATTCGCCCCCAGCCTGCTTCGCCGCTGTCGATATGTCGTGATAGTAGAACCCTTCGATGTTGTCCCAGTCCTGTGACATCCGGTTCCACGGGTATCCGTAGGATCCGTAGATCTTGCAGCCGTACTTCGCCATCTGGTTCGCGTCGACCTCTTCAGGCGTCATGATCTCCACCGGCTGCGTCTCTGCTTCCTGGCTTTCTTCCGGCGCCGGTGCTGCTTCCGCGACGGACACGTCCTTCGGCTGTCCGAATACTGTACACGCGATCGTCATCACTCCCTTCACCAGACCGAACGCGATCAGGACGAAGACTGCCAGCGCCGCCACGATCAGCGCGATCTGCTTCGCTTTCCGGATGATCCGCCTGCGCTGCCGTCTTCTTCTCGCTTCCTCTGCCTTGCCGTGCGGGATCCTCCGCCCCGTCCTCCTGCTCTGTTCTTCCGTCCTGTGTTCCATTTCCCTGTCCTTTCCGGCTGTCTGTGCAGCCTTGCGTTGATGTAGAATCTTCCGTTCACGTCGTTGTATCTGACTTCGGCCTTCGCGAATGTGTATCCCTGCTGTCCGTACCAGCGCGTCATCTTGTCCCGGATGCAGCTGCTGTCCGCTGCCATCTCCTTCACGTCTCTGGCCTTGAACTTGTAGTGATTCACCTTTTCTTCCGGCTTCTTCAGTCCCTTCGACGGTGTCCACTTCTTCTGTGACTTCTTCTTCTTCTCCTTCGTGATGTACTTCGCCATCCCCGTCAGGCCGTCTTCATCCTTGTCCAGGCGGCGCACCTGATTCCGCCTTCCCTTTATCCACAGTTCTTCCACAGTGTCCATGTCGATGTCCCCATCCATGACTATGTGATGGTGGAATCTTCCTTCCTGTGTCCCCTCCGTGGTGTAGACGTACCTGGCGTTCTTCAGGCCGCGCTTCTTCCTCTGGTAGTTCAGGCGCCTGATGTAGTTCTGCATGTTCTTCAGTGCTTCTTCCATCGTGGCGGGCATGTCTGCGTCCGTGTAGGTGAACGTCGCCCATATGTCCCTGTCCCCGAAGTTCGCGTTGATCACTCTTTCACACTGCTTCCTGCTGTTCTTCTCGTTCAGGTTCCACTGTGCTTTCCGGTGCTTCTCCTTCTGTGCAGCTGTCGGCGGTATCTCTGCCTGCTGCCCTCTGACGAACTCCGGATAGATCTCCACTTCCAGCTGATCGCCTGCCCGGATCTCCTTCGTGGCGTACACTGTCGCCTTCCTGCTGCCCTGAAGGATCCTTTGCACCTGATCTTCTTCCAGATCTTCCAGTGCTTTGTTGTAGGCCGCTTCATAGTCGTATTCGATGACGGCCTTCTTCCTTCTCTTTCTCATGGTGCGGATGCCCTTCCCCTCTCTCTGATCCCTTGTATATATGGATTCGTTGACTTGTTAGTATCCATTACAAGGACGCTTCCGGACTGCCGTCCGTCCCGCGTTTTCATTGACTTTTCGGGCATTTTCCGCTATCATGAATGTGGTGCGTGAAGCGGCTTCCGGATGCCCGGAAGAAGCCCAACATGAAGCCTTCAGGATGCCTTGTCCGCTTCCTGAAGGCTTTTCCTTTTACCCTGCTTTCTTCTCCTGCTGGATAGATCTGACGGCCTTCAGCTTCACCTGCGCTTCGCCGCGCTGCGTGATGATCAGTGCGATCGCTCTGAATACCTTCGCCGGATCCGGTGCGTCTCTTCTCTCTTTCATCCGTCATCCTCTCCTTTCCAGATCGATGTGAAGTCGTAGAACGTCACATCCTCTTGACCAGTCAGGTCAATGTCTCCTGTGTGAATGTATGCCTTGCAGCCGAAGAACTCTTCGCTGTGGTCGTATGATTCCTGCACGCTCTCTTCCGGAAGATCCACTTCGATCACCGCGACGCGCTGCACGAATCTGATGATCATGAACTTGCAGCTGTCGGCGGGATCCTTGCACAGGTACACGCCGCCGTCCCATGACGCTTTGATCTTCCCGTCCTTCTGGATCTGCCTGGCGCTCTCCCACGGCGTCGCATGGTAGAACTTCATGTCGTGCCGCCTTTCTCTGCCATCATGCTGTCCTGTAGCATTCCGATCTGCGCTTCCAGATCGACCTTCGCCTTGTCCAGCAGCACCACGGCCTTGATGACATCCGGTTCCGCCCACGCGATCCCGGACATGGCCTTCTTCGCGGCATCGATCGCCGCTGCCTTTCTTGTTGTCCTCTCCGCTGCGATCACCAGATCTTCGAATGTGATTTCCTTCTGCTTCATTTCTCTTCCTTCCATCCCATAGCGTCACAAAATGAAATGACCGTCTTCGCCGCGGTTTCCTTCTCTTCTATGATCGGACAGAACTTCGGCCTGACAGTTTCGTCCAGCGGCTTCCCCGCGTTTGTGTGGCTTGTGCTCCTGCCTGCGACGTTGCAGTATGCCATTCCCATGTGACGCAGGCGGCACTTGCCACAGCATTCCGGAACGTCTATGATCACGAATCCCTTCATGATGCGTCACCACCTTCCAGACTGATCCGGATGTCCAGCGTGTCCACTTCCGGATTCTGCTGCACCTTCACGCCCTTCGCTTCCAGTGCCTGCGTCCATGCTTCTTTCACTTCCGGATCACAGTGTTCCATCGCATCCGCCCACGAAGGGAAGCGCCCGTGCTGGTCGTAGAACTTGTACTGATACGTCAGGCTGTCCCGGTTGTGCGGCATCCGCGGATCGTGCTTCACGGCGCACATCGGACAGGTTCCTTCCGGCGTGCGTCCCAGCATCATGATCCCGTGCTTTTCCTGTAAGAATCCCATGCGTCCCGCTCCTTTCCTTAAATCTCATTACCCCAGGCTTTCAGGTATCGCTTCCATGTCTCGAAGTCGATCGGAACGTCTGCGAAGTCTTCACCGTCTTCTGATTCTCCGCAGATGATCACCGTCCCCCGGATGATGTCGAAGAATATTTCGCCGCCCATCTTGAAGTTCCGCTGAAGTTTCTTGATCTTCCCTTCTTCGTTGCAGATCATGATCACCTTCGGATCCAGTACGACTGTGACCGTTTCGATGTTTCCTTCCACAGTCTTCTGAAGGTTCTTCAGACTGGCGCTGATGTTCGTGACGTGCCCGGCCTTTTCGTCGGGACGTTTGATGATGACTTTGATTTTCGCGTCGCTCATGCTCTCCCCTCCCTTCATTCGATGTCGAACGTCGTCCGAACGACGGTGTTTTCGATGATGCACATGATGTTCGTGATCGTCTGGTCTTCGTTTTCATCCGTGTGATCCAGAATGTCGACCGCCACGGCGTAGATGTTTTCCGGTGTCGGCTTGCTGTTCTCCACGTATTCCAGCATCTTCGAATACTCGCGTGTGTCGCCGCACGTGTAGAAGTTGTTACTGATGCACATTCTCATGACGTCGGTCATGTTCCACTGCCGGATCACCTTGATCTTCGGCGTCGGCGGCGTGATCCAGATGTTCAGCGTCTTCGTCCCGTTCTTCAGGTTCAGTTCCAGACGCGCCCCCAGATCGCTGATCCAGTCCGTGATGCCCGCATCCGTCGCCGTGCTTCTGTAGATCGGATAGCCTGCCCGCGCTGATGCCGCTTTGTCGTTTGCGTAATCCGTCGGGAAGATCTCGTTTACCTTCTTCCATGCTTCTTCGCGGCTTGCCACGTGGAACGCTGTCGTCCCGTCCTTGTATCCCTTATATGGATTGATTTCCTTTGCCATCTTCGTCCGTCCTTTCGTCCTTATACTCCCGCGATCTCTGCGATCACGTCGCTGATGCTGTCCAGATCGTCCGCTGCGTTTTCCAGATCCCCGATGAATCCTTCCATCTCTTCGCCGCGTTCAGATCCCTGAAGCGATTCCGGCATATTGTCGAAGGCTTCCTGTTCTTCTTCCTTGACCTCTTCGATGATCTCTTTCGCGGATGCGATCATGTCGACCGCTTCCGCCAGTCTCTTCCGCCTTGCTGCATTCATGCCCGTCCCTCCTTTAGAACACGTCGTCTTCCATGATCGCGACATCCCAGATCACGATGTCTTCATATGCGCCCGTCTGAAGCATCGGCTTCGTGATGTTCAGCTGCGCCATCTTCAGCGCCTGATCGATCGTGTCTGCCGCGATCGTTGCTTCTGCTTCCTGCACGCTGCCGTTTCTGTACAGCATCGAATAGCTGATCTTCCAGTGCTTCGTGTTCAGGCTGTCCGCCAGCGCCTGCGCTTCTTCATCCGTTTCGAAGAAGCCCGGCTTGTACTCTCTGTTCCCTGCGTGATCCGGTTCCGTGACATCCAGCTGTCTGTAGACCTGAATCAGCTTTTCGCCGCCTGCATAGTTATGTGATACTTTCCATTTGCCTTTCATTTCGTCCATCCTTTCATGATTCAGCCTGCGCCGCTGCCGACGCAGGCCGTGTCGATCGTCATGCAGTCTTCACTTTCAGCTGATCGCGCATGATCTGCATTCCGATCATGATTCCTTTGACTTCTCTTTTCTCTTCTGCGGTCAGTCTCTTCAGCAGTTCCACGAACTCCTTCACATCGGCCTGCTGGTTCTCGACTTCCCTGTTCTTTTCTGCTGTCATCTCCTTCACTCCTTTCTTTAGACTGTTGCGATGATCATCACCAGCAGCATCACGATCGCCAGTCCCATGACGATGTGTTCCATCACTGTCAGGCTGTCCGATTCCGTGATGTCGTCGTCATCGTCATCGATCAGCATGTTCGCCGCTTCGTTGATCTCTTCTGTTACGACCGCGATTTCTTCCGGCGTCAGCTGCATGGATTCAAACACGATCGCGCATCTGTTCTTCGCAGTGTCGATCCGGTCGCGGTCTGTCATCGGCTGCGGCTCCTGCCGCGCTTCCAGAACTGTCATCTGATCACCTTCCTTTCCTTTCCTGAATCGAATTTTCATTTGATTCTGTCAATATAATACTTGATTGAATCAAGTTTGTCAACCACTTCAGCATATAAAACTTGACTGAATCAATTTTTTAATGTAGGATATAATTCAGGAAGGAGGAACGGCGCATGAACAGCAGATTAAAAGACATTCGGAAGGCTCTTCGCCTTACGCAAAAAGAATTCGCTGCACGATTAGGAATCACCGACAGCGGGATTTCCAGACTTGAAAAAGGACAGAACCAGCTGACGGATCAGCTGATCCGCGCGATCTGCCGCGAATACAAAGTGAACTATGAATATCTGAAGAACGGCATCGGCGAAATGTTTTCAGACGTGCCGCAGACAGTCGTCGATGAACTGTGTGCGCAGTATGATCTGGATGAACTCGACAGGATCATGATTCAGGAATATCTGAAGCTGGATGAATCTTCCCGGAACGTCCTGAAGACATACATCCGCAGCATCATGAAGCGCGTCGGATCCGACGACACGCAGTCGAAGATCGATGCAGAAGTCGAATCGTACCGGCAGGAACTGGAACTTGAAGCAAGTCAGGCGGAAAAATCATCAGCTTCCGACACGCCTGCCGAAAAAATGGCATAAAAATAAGCCCGTCAAGATGACGGGCTGGAAGGATGGACACTATGGCATTATTTGAAAGTAAAGAAAGCAAAGAAGAAAAGAAGGCGCGGAAGATCGCCGAAGCTGAACAGAAGCAGGCCGAAAAAGACTTCGCACTTCTTCAGAAGTACGGCCTTACAGGTCTTCAGGATCCTGAAGACATCCAGTCCGTGCGGAACATTGTCAGCGAACTGCGCGGAACCGGCCTTCTTGAATTAGGTCTTTCGTTCGGCGCTGGAAACGATCGCGACATCCAGAAGAATCAGATGTATTACCAGCGCGCGATCCTTGAACAGAACTTCATCATCATTCGTCAGCTTGACAGAATTTCGAAGCTGCTGTCCGATCGCTGACCGTAAAGCAAAAAATAAAAGGATCAGCTGTTCCCGCAGCTGATCCCCTGATTTCCCTATCCACACCGCTTCGTGGTAGAAATAGGCTTCGCACCTCTCATTCTATCACGGAACCGTGCGCCTGCATAGGTTTCTTTTTTATACTCTTTTTTAGGAATGGAAGGTGATCTGATGTATATGACACAGTCAGCCCCGGAACTGTACGGCGTCCGCGTCGTCAAATACATCCGGTGCAGCCACGACGATCAGGTTCTTCACGGCGACACGCTGGAAGCGCAGAACGAAATACTGGACGACTTCATCGCCCGGAATCACTGCGTCCTGATCGACACGTTCATCGACGAAGCACTGACCGCCCGGAAGAAATACACGAACCGGAAGGAATTCGTCCGGCTCCTTGACGGCGTCCGGCGGCATGACTTCGACGTGATCCTGTTCACGAAGCTGGATCGCTGGTTCAGGAATATCGGCGACTATCACAAAATACAGGAAGTCCTGGAAGCGAACGGCGTCCAATGGAAGGCCGTGACGGAATCATACGACACGACCACGACGAACGGCAGGCTGCACATCAACATTCGTCTGTCCGTGGCACAGGATGAATGTGATCGTGACAGCGACCGCATCAAGGACGTGTTCGCGTTCAAGCTGAAGAACAAGTCCTTCGTGACCGGATCCGTCCCGCGCGGCCTGATGCTCGACGCCGAAAAACATGTCGTCCCCGATCCGGAATGGAAGCAGTTCGCGCTTGATGCCTTCGACATGCTGGAAGTGACCGGATCCGTCCGGAAGTCCCTTTTCGCTCTACAGGAACGGTACAGCTGCATCTATTCGTACAGCAGCTTCATCCGGATGCTGAAGAATCCCCTGTACAAGGGAATGTACCGCGATGATCCGCACTTCTGTGATCCGCTGATTGATCCGGATCGCTTCGACCACATCCAGACGCTGATCAAGAAAAACGTGCGCCAGCGCCGAAGCGGTACGCAGTTTATCTTCAGCGGTCTTTTGACCTGTGACGTCTGCGGTCGCTCTATCGCAGGATATACGACAGGCCGTCGCCGGAAGGATGGATCCATTACCCGGAAGCCGCGGTACAGATGCACAGCGTGGAACATGAACCACAGCTGCACGAATAACAAGTCGTGGATGGAAGAAGTCCTTGAAGATCGCGTCCTGGCTCTTGTCCGCCCGTCCCTCTCCGCATACATCGCGGACTATGATGTGGAAGACGGCGGCAGTCGCGGCAGGAATCCGGCAGCTGATGCCGCCCGGATCCGGACGAAGCTGAAGAAGCTGTACGACCTGTTCATGGACGATCTGATCGACCGCGATCTGTACAAGTCCGAATACGATCAGCTGAACGCCCAGCTTCAGGAAGCGCTGACCGCTGCCGATCATCCCCGGAAGGACGTCAGCGAACTGAAGAAATTCCTGTCGCAGCCATGGGAAGATGTGTACAGTGACTTTTCCGTGCAAGAAAAAAATGCGTTCTGGAAGTCCTTCGTGGACACCATACGCATTCGTGAAGACGGCAGCATCGCCGACATTATTTTTTTATGATAATGATGCACCTAATTCAGCGTTGCCCGAAGGTGACGCCGAATTAGGTACATCGTTTTTTTATTCCGGAATGAACTCCACGTCGCCCGGCCTGCCGCTGACGAAGTATCCGTCCGCTGTCTGGTACAGGACGCCGTCCGGCGTGGTGAACTTCTTCACAGCCTTCTTCACATCGAAGGCCGTCACGCCGCAGATCGCGCTGTCATCGAAGGAAGGTTCGCGGCGCAGACGCAGCTTCCCGTCGAAGACGCGGCGGATCGTTCCCTTCACGTCCTCTTCCTTCACTTCGGCCTGCTCCTGCTGCTGGTCGCCCTCCTGCTCCTGCATGGCTTCGTCTGCCGCTGCTGCCTGCTCCTCCTGCTGCTGATCCTCTTCCGGATCCGCGACAGGTTCCGGATAGATCTGCGCAGCATCTTCATCATACACGTTCAGGCCGTTCTTGTCTGCTGCCTTCTTCGCGCCTTCCAGCGTCTTGTATTCCTTCGCACTCTCGAAGTCTGTTCCTGCATAATACATTCGATCATCTCCTTCCCGTTCTTCCTGATCATACCTTCTTCAGGTATGCGGAAGAACTGAATCCTGTATATGTCACGCCATTCAGTTCGAACTGAATGTACAGCCACTTCACGCCGTTCGCCGTGCTGTAGTATCCATAGCAGTGAACCTTCTGACCGGCAGGCATACAGCACAGCGCCTTCTTGTTTGTTCCGGCATCGTTTCGGCAGTACAGATCCGCCGTCGCTGTATATGCCCCGGACAGTCTGGCGTCCTTCCCGCGCGCGTAGCACGTGGATGTGACTTCCTTCTTTCCGGATGTCTGCTTCGCCGGTTCCTGCTTCTTCGCGGTCGTGCCGTTCAGGATCTCGTTCACCCTCTTCTGTACTGCTGCCGGATCGTACCCCTTCGCCTTCAGGTTCGCCACTCTGTCGGATCCGTTGCCCCACAGTCCAGTGATGACTTCGCGGGCGATCGTGTCGACGCTCTTTCCGGCCTTGCGCTGATCGCTTTCCGCCTTCACTGTATTGTCTGTATAGTGCGGCGTGATGAATCCGCGAATGAATCTTCCGTTGATGTCGATCGTGCGCTTCTTCACGCTGTTGGAATAGTTTCCTTCAGTGACGACGAAGTACCCGGCGGATCTGTTCACATAGGTCACTGTGCCGATGTGATCCGGCGCGCCGTGGTTGTCTCCTGATCCGGAATCCTCCCAGTCGTACAGAACAGCGTCTCCGATGTTCGGAACGTAGTTGTCCGCCTCCTGCCAGCATCCCATCTTCTTCGCTTCTTCGATGATGTAATAGCAGCTGATTTCGACGGGCATCACTGCCGTGTATCCCAGCTTCTTCGCGATCGCCGACCATGTCGCCGCGCACCACGGCCACGAATACAGCATCTTCGTCCCGCGCGGGAACGGTTCTTTGCTATTGTAAATGTCGATGATCGCCTTGAAGGATCCGTCCGATTCCTTCAGGCCGACCCATGCTTCCGCCTGATCAGCGACTTTCTGTCTTGAATATCCCACTTTGACATCTTCCTTTCCTGCGTTTTTGTCGTACTGCGTCAGGTTGTACTGCCTGACCAGCTTCATCAGATTGTCGACGTACGTGCTGGATGTCGCATAGCCGTCGGCCTTGATGTTTTCCAGGTACTGCTGCGGATCCGTGACGCCGCGCAGATTCCTGTATCTGTCCAGCTGAATGAATTCGAAGTATCCGCGCACGCCCTCTTCCATGCTGTCATACACGCGGAAGTTGTCGCGGATCTGCGTGTGCACGCCCGGCGTGTACTCTTCGCTGGTCTTCATGTTCACCGACTTCCCTGTCCACCTTGTTCCGCACTTCAGTCCGAAATAGTTATGATACAGGGAAGCAAGTTTCGATTCGCCCCATCCGGATTCAAGGATCGCCTGCGCGATGATCGGCGAATGCACCATGATCCCGTACACGTAGGCGTACTTCTCGACATATCCCGCGATCCGCTCGATGAACTCTGTCTTCTTCATGCCTGCTTCCCTCCTTCCTTAGTTCGGTTCGTCGTAAAGCATCGCCCGGTCAGAATCTGACACGCCCTTCGTTGTGGGATCCACGGTCACGCCCAGGATGACCAGCACAGCGAAGACTGCTTCGACGATCTGGATCAGCTGCGTGCCGACTGCTTCCGTCTCGATCTGGAAGCCGAACAGCGCCGCGATCGCCTTGATCAGCGTCAGTACAGCGGGGATGATCGCCAGCCAGAACACTTTATTCTTGATTCTCACTTTCCAGTTGATCATGTTGTTTTCTCCTTCCTGGCATACGGAAGGACGCCTTCGCGCCCTTCCGCGCTCGATTCTTTGTTTAGTGTGTTTCGTGTGTCACCGCATCCGGCGACAGCTGAAGAAGCGCTTCCATCCTGTCCACACGTTTGTGCAGTGATTTCAGACTTTCTTCGTTCCTGATAGTCCGTTCGTTCATCTTCTCCATTTCAAGTTTCTGCGACTTGATGTCCTGCTTCACTTCCAGCAGTGTGTTCTGAACGACTTCCAGTTTCATCATGACGGCGGATTCCTGCTTTCCTGCTTCCTCCGCATCCTTGCGATCCGTTTTCCCGTTCGCGCGGATTCCGCTGTAGATCGAAAATGCAAGCGCCAGAACAGAAAGTAGAACCGTAGCCCACTGTGGTGTCATTCCGTCATAACCTCCTTAGTTTGTATTCTATTCTGTCCAGCTGCCTGTCCGCGTCTTCCCGCGCTGCGCGCAGTTCTTCCCGGACAGCTTCTTCCATTTTCGTCCGCTCTATCATTTCAGCTTGTTTCCGGATGATCTGCGCCATCGTCTCCGTGACTGTGCACATCATGTCGACGACTTCCAGCAGACCGCCGGATCCACCTTCCCACGGTGGCGCGTCCCTCGCTTCGTTCATGCGTCCCCGTCCTTTCTTCACTCTTCATCAATGATCAGTTCTTCCATTCCGCTTTCGATCAGGATTTCTTTGACCTGGTCTTTCAGCAGACGCGGAACCTGTGCATAGGTCTTCTTCCCCAGAATGATCTTCTGTGCCCACAGCATAGCCATCATCGTGTCGCCCTCCTTTCCGTAAAGTATTTGCAATAACGCCCGCCGGATGATCTCCCCGATCATTCGTACACCACTTCCGACATCTCCATGATGCACTCTTCCAGCATGGCGATCTGCTCTTTCTGTTCGCTGACGATCTTCGTCAGCTGCGCCCGTGTCATCGCTTCTTCTTCAGGCGCTGGCGGATCCGGATCCGGATGTACATCATCCACCCCGTACTGCCACCATGTCGCGAAGTCCTCTTCGATCTCCTGCGCCGTCGCGGCCTTGCCGTCCGGCATGAAGAACTGGACTTCGTCAAAACGGTACATCGTCCGATCCGGCTGATCCTCCTGTTTGTACGGCTGGATATTGTCCGCAAGACGGACGAAGATCTTCCCGCCCGGCAGATGTTCCAGCGTCACCTTCTGCGGCATCTCTGCCGCGTCGCTCTTGTAATACATGCAGCCACTCCTTTCTTTTCTGCTGATCCAGCCGCTGATAGAATCCCTGAACCTGTTCAGCCATCTTGATCAGTTCTTCCACGTGGTACTTTTCCTTCAGCCCGTGCGCGTCTGTCTGCTGCACGTAGCTGTTGTACGATATGATTTTCTGTGCACGATCCCGCCGCAGTGTTCCCGTTTTCTTCAGCTCTCTGTATCCTCTGATCAGCTGCCTTCGTGCCCTCCGGAAGACGCGCCTGCGGATCGTGATGTGCGTCCTGCTGATCCTGTATCCCGCCATGTCCAGCATCGGGACGCCACGCTGCGCTTTTCCCGGAAGGCTCCGTCGTCGCTTCTCTTCTTCGATCGTCAGGATCTTACTGATTCCGGATGTCGTCTTCAGTTCGATTCCCATTTCCTTCCGGAAGTATTTGTCCAGGCGCTTCGTCGCCCGTTTCAGTCCTTTGACGGATCCGGACATCAGCGCGAAGTCGTCCATGAAGGTGACGACGCGGATCACGTACGGGATCTTCTTCCCGCGCCGTGTGGTTCCCTGTGCGTACAGGTCGCGGATCGCGTAGGACATCGCGAAATTGAACAGCCAGGCGTCGATGTACCCGCCGATGATCAGATGCCCGTCCGGCGCGATCCGTCCCAGATATTCCAGCAGGACGATCGCGGCCTTCGCTTTCGGGATCTCCTTCTTCAGGATGTCCACGCAGACCTGATACTTCAGCGTCGCGTATGCGTGGACGACGTCCGTCTTCTGGATGTACCTGACGCCGACCGTCTCCTTCAGAAGGTATCTGTGCGCCTGATCCTTCAGCAGCGTCTGACCGCGTCCCGGAATGCTGGCGTGCTGCGTCGGCAGAAGCCGCGCGTTGATCAGCGGTTCGATCATCAGCTTTTCGACGTGTCCGATCAGCTGATGCAGGATGGACAGCAGTGCGATGTCCCGCGTCTTTCCTGTCATGCCGTCCGGACGCTGGCGGATCGTCGGCGGCTCCATGTCGTCCGGTTCGATCCCGTATTCGACCAGATCTTCCACGACGCCGTACAGCATCAGCCCGATCGAATGGATCGCTTCTTCCTTCACACGTCTGGATCCGGACAGATCGTCGATCAGGATTTCCGTCCTTCCGATTCCGGCGTACTTCTCGATGAATACCAGAATGTCGCGGCGCTTCCATTTGCTTTTGAAACATTCTTCGACTGCTTCTTCGCATAGCTTCAGGGACAGCTTCCTGTATCTCTTCGTGTGCATAATTCTTTATTTTGTGAAGCGGCGTTCGGTTGCGGTCTGACCTTAAAGCAGATCCGGCCTTGTTACTACTTGCCGCACGCGCAGCCCACAGCTGCGTGTTCCCCTTTCGAAGATTCCGGTTTTACTGATTTTTGCTTGCGCATGGATATGCAGGCGCACATCAGCAGACTTTCGCCTGCCTTCATGAAAATAAGTCGCGGACGGCTGTTCCAGTTCGCGTTACCGGGCGTGTTGTTGCCATTCTCGCACGCCAGCCCGGCATTCGCCCCGTTGTTCAAGTTCGCGAACCGCCACGGGCAGCGAACCCCGGCGGAGCCGGTACCGTTGAAGGCCGATCCCGCGCCTGCATACCCTGTTTGTCTATAGTTACATCAGGGGACTTCCCCCTCTGGACGTCTTACGACGTCCATTCACCCCGCTTTTTACCCGCTCCACAAAGCCGCGGACGGCCGCTCCAGGTCGCGTTACCGGGCGCGTTGTGGCCAATCTCGCACGCCAGCCCGGCATACGCCCCGACGTTCAAGAGCGCGAACCGCCACGGGCAGCGAACCCCGGCGGAGCCGGGACCGTTGAAGGCCGACTTGAAGTATGTCGTCGCTGATCCGCCGACCTC